GGGCAAAGGAGCAGATGGGCGCGGGTATGTTTTGGATGATGTGAGCCTGAAAGGCACACCGGCACAATGGGCACAGAGAGCCATAGCCGTATATGATCAGTATCAGGCCGATGCTATTGTGGCAGAGGTAAATCAGGGTGGTTTAATGGTTAAGAATACCATCATGGCCGTGCGTCCTAACGTGCGTGTGATAGAGGTGAGAGCGTCAAAGGGTAAGCATGTAAGGGCAGAGCCTATCAGTGCCTTATACAACCTTGGCCGTATATCGCATGTTGGCACGTTTCCTGATTTAGAAGCGCAGATGTGCAAAATGACGGCGGCGGGATATGATGGGGAAGGATCGCCGGACAGAGTAGATGCGCTTGTGTGGGGATTCTCACAGCTCTTTGAACAACTGGCCAAAGGTAAGCCGAAATTTACAAAGCCCGTAGTACTTAACGCCAATTATAGGTTTTACTGATGAGAAGCCTACGCATTAAACAGGAATTCTATTTAGTGTTTTTGCCTTTTGATAAGTCTGAATTTACCACACGATGGGACAGAATAAGGTTTAGGGCCTTGTCGTGGCTTTATGATAAAGGCAAAGGTGATTTTAATGACTTTGGGCATGTGTATATCTTTCTGAAAAAGGCGGATATGCACGTTTGCTTAAGTCGAACGCAATGGGGGTATTATTTGGACGCGCAGCGTATGGGGGCACTGTCTCAATCTCTTTTGTTAACAGAGCAAGAGGCCTTTGGGGTTCTTTTAAAGAAAGAGTATCCACAAAGCAATGCCATTGTGTCCGTTAAGACAACAATATCGCCCAAAAGGTTTTACAAGAAGACGATACACAGTGGGAATTTATGTCATCATGTGGCTTGTAATGTCTTAGGTATTGCAGAAAAGATAAAAAGTCCTTATGGATTGTATAAATACTTGGTAAAAAATGGGTCTTTTGTGGTTAAGGAGCATTCAAATGGTTAGTAGTGTTTTGCCTTTGGCGTTTGGAGCCATTTCTGGTGGGATAGCCGCCAAAAGACAGCAGAAAGCGGCCAAGAGCGATGCCAAGGCGCAGTCGGTAGAGCAAGACAAGATTGCCCGAGCCCAGATGCAGCAGGAAAAGACGTTAAAGGACCAAGAGAACGAACAAAAGCGGTTACGGTCCGAGCAGTTACGGGCATTGCGGGGCAGGAATGGCGCAAGGTCGTTAATTACCACGGGTGAAACTGGATTAACAGGATTGATAGGGTAGATATGACAAAAACAATCACAAAGCCTATTAAAAAGATTATAAGTCCGGTTAAGAATGTTTTGGGAGGAAAGCCCAAGAAACAACCCGCTGCGCCTGTAAACAGCAATAATCAGGCCACAACGGCAGACATAAAGCCGAATGACCCACGCTTGGATATGTCCCCTGATCAGATTTTGGCGGAGCGCAAAAAGAAGACAAAAACCCGCATGGGAAGAACACGAGACACCTCTTTGCTTTACGATAGCAATTTACCTGTAACGATTGGTTAGCATGTTAGACGTTGAAACAGTCTTAAAAAGACACCAGAAAGCCCAAGGCGAAAAAGACGAAAACAGGTCTTTGTTTGAGGAGGTGATAAACTACGTTCACCCGTTCAAAAACACCTATAACAAAAACTCTTCGCACGAAGCGAATCAATCAAACACTTTGCAGCATGACAGCACGCCGCTTGTGTCTGCTATCAATTTTATCAACACCTTGTCAAAAAAGTTTACGCCGCAGTTTACGCGGTGGGTTGAACTTGAGGTTGGGCCTGGTATGCCTGATGAATACCGCAATACGTTTGATAATGCCTTGGAAAAGCTAAACGAATTGATCTTTTCGTTTATTGAAACCAGCAATTATGCGGCGATTAAGCCAAGGGTGTATTTTGATCTTGGCATTGGCACGGGATGTTATGACATTATGCCAAATCCAAATCGCAATGAAAACCCTTTGCTGTTTTTGGATCAGCCGCTTGTGGATTTAAGCCTTGTTAGTCGTGCCGATGGTTTTATCAGCATGAAATTTATTGATAAAACCGTCAAAAATTGTGACTTGAAAGCCATTTATGGGGGCCAGTTAGATTTAACGGGGGAAATAGAGCGGAGCATTAAAGAAAAGCCTGATGTCAATATCAAGATTGTGGAGGCTGTCTATTGGTCGGATGAAAAGAAGCTATGGTATTTTGAGGTTATTCACCACCAGCTAAAGCACAAGATGCTTAGTATCCCTTACCGTGAGTGTCCACGCATCACGCCGCGATGGTTGACGATACCAGGGCAATCGTTTGGTGTAGGGCCGTTCACGTTGGCTTTATCGGACATTCGGCAATTGAACTCTTTGCGAATGTTAGAGCATCAATCAGCGGCGTTTAGCACGTTTGGGGCCTATACTGTGGCGGGTATGGACACGATGAACCCGACAAATTGGGTTATGCAGCCCATGTCATTCTTTCCTGTGGAGCGGAATGGTGGGCCAGATGGTCCAAGCATTGCGCCATTTCCAAATGTAGGGAATTTCCAGTCACAGGAATATATGATTTCGGGAATGCAAGATCAGGTTAGGCAGATTATGCTGGATCGCCGGTTGCCCCCTGAAACAGCGCAGCCCCAAACGGCTTTTGAGATTGCCGAACGGTTGAAAGAACTGGAAACAGACATTGGGGCAGCCTTGCCGCAGTTGTATTATGAGGATGTAATGCCAGCCACGCGCCGTATTGTTTCGATATTGCAAGAAAGTGGTCATTTGAACGGTATTTTGCAGAAAGAGTTAGGGGCTATCAAGGGCATTAACCTTGCGGATTGGCTCAATGGTTATGCTTTAAAGATCAAAATCACCAGCCCTATATCGCGTTTGCAGTCTGTTCAGGATGTGCAAGCGTTAACGCAAGCGTTTAGTATTGTACAAGGCATGTCGCCAGAGATTGCACAAATGGCAATAAATTTTCCAAAAATAATCCATTATATTTTTAACAAGCTAGGAGCACCCAATGGCCTTGTTTTAACTGAAGATAAATTGACAGAATTGCAAACAATGATACAACAGGCGGCGGCGCAGGGTGCGGCGCAAATACAACAACAAAGTCAACCACAACCGTTAGGCGTTGCATGAATTTAGACAATCCTTTAAATTTTACCTTAAAAGGGCAAAAAGAAAACCCTATTTTACAGCAACATAAAAGGCTGGCTTTGGATTTTTACCATGTGTTCAATTCCCCAGCAGGGGAAAGAGTTTTGGCATTCTTGAAATCAAAGACATTGGACCAGCCATGTTGGAATCCTGGTTATGGTGAGAATGCCGAAAGGACTGCCTATGCACGAGAGGGGCAGAATAATATCGTTCGTGAAATCATCAAAATGATACAATTTGGAAAGGAAACACCCAATGAGTGATGCTGAAAGTTTGTTAGGCGATGCGTCTTTAGCGGCCCCTGTTGCCACCACAGAAGGCCAAGAGCCTACTATTGTTACCCGTCCTGATAATATCCCTGAATCTTTCTGGGATGCAGAGAAAAACGCCCTTAAAACGGATGATTTGTTAAAATCCTATGATGATGCAGAAAAACGCGCCAAAGGATTGCGGGACAAACTGGCTAAAGGTTGGCAGAACGTGCCTGACGATGCCACAAAATATGCCTTTGAATTGCCAGACACTTTTAAGGAAACGTTGGCAGACGGTGAATTAAACGAAGAAATGGTGGATTTTGCCAAAGCAGCAGCGTTTGAGTCTGGCCTTTCTCAAGAGCAATTTAATAATTTTATGGGAAGAATTATTCCCCAGTTACATGAATACGGGATCAACTTAGATAACAGAGAGCCAACGCCTGAAGAGATTGAGGCCCAACAAAAAGAGATTGCCGAAGCCAAGCAAGCAGAATTTCAAAAATTAGGAGATGGCGCGGATAGAATTATTGCCAACGTAAGAGCCAACCTTCAAACCATTAAATCGCAGAACATCTTTACAGAATCAGAGTTAGACTTGATTCAAAATGGCCTAGGGTCATCGGCGGATGGTGTGTTGGTTTTAGATAAGATGTTTACCAAGATGTTTGGGCAAAAGACGGCCATTACGAATTTTGATGTGAAAGCATCGTCTTTTGGTGTTATCACGGAAGATGCTTTAAAAGATCGTCTTGATGATAGAAGAAACGCAACAAATTCAGCATTTTATCAAGAAACCCAACGAATGATAGAGCAATACGGGGAACAAAAAAAACGCATGCAAAAATAGATATTTACAAAGCGTTATTGTTGTTTTATGTTGATAAAAAAACGACCTATTTTTAGGCCCGCATCTTGCCCCTAATAAAAAAATAGCCCTCTCGTTGATCGTGAAAAATCAATTTAAAAAGAGGGACTTATGTCGTCTTTACAGCAGGCCAATAACTTTGCTATTGAGTTTGATCTAAAAACAAAACTCGATGCAACATTAGAAGATACAAAATTACGGAAAATATGCCAGGTTCGTCAAGGTGTTGTGGGTTCAACCACCACGTTTAACAGAGTTGGTTTAATGACGACAAACCAGCGTACAGTGGGTGCTGGCCCGTTACAGGCTCAAGATGTGGCCCAAAGCCACGTTGTTGCGACTATTAGCGTGTTTGATGCCGTCACAATGCTTGATGACACGGAGATGGATCGTATTACGTATGATTTGAAATCGTATTTGATTAAAGCAGCCAGATCAGCGGTGATTAACCGTATTGAACAGGTCATTATCAATGCCATGAACACGGGTGCAAGTGCCACAATTTCAGTAGGTGCGGATGGTACAAACTGGACACTGGCAAACATGATTGAGTTGGCAAACATTTTTGACCGATTGAACATGCCACAGCAAGGGCGTTATTTTGTTGTTCACCCAAACAGCTTAAAAGCGGCTTTGCAGCAAAGCACGGTAACAAGTGCTGATTTTAACACTTTGATGGCTCTTATGGGGTCCACAGGTGATTTAACGGGCAAATCTTACCTTGGTTTTGAGTTTATTGTCATGGGTAACTTAGATACACCGGAAGGTGGATTGCCGTTTAACGGTACAACAAACGTGCGGACAAACTTTGCTGTTTGTGCGGATTATGTAGGTCTTGCTTTTAACCGAGACATTCGCACAAAAGTGTCTATGATTGACCGTGAAGATTCATGGCAGATTATGGCTTCTGTCGGCAGTACGCAAGCTGGAAAAGAAGGAATTTACAGATACTTAATTGACGAAGCAGTTTAGGAGAACTTATGCCTTATATCGCAAGAAATCTCGTTTCCGTTGGGGGCGAACACTCAGGAACATCAGTTATTACATCGGGCGTGGCTCGCCGCGCTCCTATGCAATTTACTTATGGAACATCGGATTCTATTACCACATGTCGTGCCAGTGGATATTTTAACAATGCAGCTAATCTTCTTAGAAAGGGCGATCTGGTCACTATTACCAGTTATTCGGGTGCCGATTTTGAGACAAACGCTGCCGTTACTATTTCTGGTTATCAAAACATGGTTGTCTTAACGAGCGTCAACGGTGTTGTGGATTTATCGGATGGGTCGTCTATTGGTTTGGTCAACACTTAATAATTTGGGCTTGCTATGAGTTCGCGTGAAAGCATCGCATCGCAAGCCCTATCCCTTTTGGGGGCCAACACCATTTTAAGTTTTGATGAGGGCACAAATGAGGCCAACATCATAAACGATCATTATGACCAGTTTATCCGGAATATGTTTAGCGTATTTCCCTGGTCTTTTGCCACGCGCAAGGTGCAGCTAGAGCAATACAGCAGCAATCCTCTTAATGAATTTTCTTTTCAATATGTGCGGCCCGATCAGGCTTTGTATATTT